CCAGTGGTTCCAGTCCAGGAGGTCATAACAATAGGCGGTCGATTGGTCTGGCGCATCTGCGCTGGTGTCCACTGCGTTGAGGCATGCTCTGGAGTCGACGCCTGGCGCAAGATGCGGCGCATATGCCGAGAGCACGGGATCACACTGGCGACCACTGGTGTTACCGGGCCAGCCGTAGGACCCCCTCTGCTGCCCGATCCGGGGGTATAGGCGGCCGAACAGGTGCCTTCACAGCGGCCACCGAGACACAACACGCCAGCCCCGGATCCGCAGCAGCGCCATCGCAATGCCAGCCCGCCACGGCGGCACGTCAACAAATCGCGCTCGTGTCGGGGGATCCTGCGGATCCTCGCAGATTAGGCGGATCAACCCGCACGTCATCATTACCTGGCACCTGAGTCAGCTTTCCCGGTAAACTGAATCAGACGCCAGACGGCAGTAGTGCCTACCGCCGCTTTCTCCTGGGATGTTCAGCGGGTGTTTGCCGTGCCAGGGAGGTCTGATGTTGGCATCATGGGCAGAGCCTTTGACCTCCTGCCAGGTGGCACGATGATCAATGCCCCCTGCATTCATCGCGGGGTTGTTGGGGTGACGGTAAAGATGCTCAGCGCTACAAAGGCCGAGATCGTCAATTCTGAGCCGGTGATTATGACCAGAGAAAACACGTCACCCGAAGACCTTGTGCCATGGCAGCAAGAGTTGCTGCAATCCTTCCAGCTTCAGCCCGCCTAGGGGTCAGTTTTAAGGGCTAGGGTTACGGTTTGGCACTGCAATGCCTAGCGCTGTGGTGGCTGCACCGGCAAGGGCAACCATTGCAACGGTGCGGCTTTCAGCGCAGGCTTTGCCGCCAGCGTGTTTGGTGCAATTCCACCAGTCAATCGCGCCAATTCCTGCGCCCGCCAGCAGACAGAAGCCGGCAAACCCAAGGCACCAGCTGAGATAGCGCGTCATCCCCTGCCCCTCACCAGCGCCGAAGACGCGATAAAGCTGGCCTTCTGCAATGGATGGCGTTCCAACCAACCCGGCAACCCGGCAAACAACGCGCCCGCAAGCGCTCCTGCTGCAGCAGCCAACAGCGCATACGCAAATACTTTTTTATCTAGTTCCTCAACTTTGGCAACGGTAGTATCATAATTTTGCAACTTTAATTGAATGGCTTGTATTTCTAGTTCGTGCTTGTGCGATTGCTCTAAATATTTTTCTTGTAGTTTTTGATGTGCGTCTGCCGATTTGTCTATTTTATCTTTAATGTCATTTTGGTTATCTTCTACTCTCTTAAGGCGATCGCCTTGCTGTGCTACTGCGTCAAGTTTTTCGCATAGCCTTGGCAGCAATGCAACCAGTAAAGAAGTGCCCTCCGCGCTTGGCGGTTGCAGTCCCTGAAATAAATCTTCATTCACGGCTTCAGCCTCCCTGCCATCCAACCTCGCACCGTGGGATTCGTGGTCAGTACCCACCACGCCGGCAGGAACAAGACCAGGTGCAACGCCGTCATCGGCACCGCCATGTCGATAAAATCTTTCAAATCCATGCCCAACAGCCTGTGAAAGCTGTGTCGATTTGTTCCAGCTTTCCAGATCATACAAGTGCTCATCTATCTAATGTCTTCCGAAACTTTTACAGAAATAAATCCGTCATTTGGGAATGTCTCGATCTTACCATTGGAATACGTCACTCGAAACTCTGCCTCAAACGTGCCAGCGTTGGCAGTGTCGGCTGCATCCCACTGATATTCGACCGTTGGCGTGCCCGTTGCTGTCACAACCACAGCCGTAGCATCAGTCAGGGTGGCACCACCACGCGATCGTCGCTGCCGCATCTGAAACCGCACCGTCGCACCGGTCAACACCACCGATGCCGGATCTAGCGCAAATCGGATGGCGGGTGATGTATCACCAGCCTTGATGTAAAAAGTGCTCATCGAATCCTCACCTAACGATACGCCCGCCACGGCGTGATATACCCAGTTTGCCGCCATTGGCTGGATCGCCAGGGAATGCAAAGCGGGTGGCGAACTGGACCGGCCCGATTGCCGTCGCCGTGCCGGTGATCACAAGGACACCATTCGCAACGCCGATAACGCGGACCGCGCCTGTTGCCGACCCGCCAAGGGGCAAATCTCCCGCCGCTACCCCGGATATGATTGCCGTAGCTACCGTGCCGGTCGCGTTACCAGTGAGCGGTAAGTTGCCGCTGGCAATCGCGCTGAGCAAAGCCGCTGCTACGCCAGTCCCGCCAAGCGGCAAGATGCCAGCAGCAGAGCCGGATACGTTGACAGAAGCGGTCGCCTCACCAGCGAGCGGCAGCGTCCCGCTGGCGGCGCCATCGACGTTGACCTTGCCCGTAGCGGTACCAGCAAGCGGCAGTGTCCCTGCTGCCGTGGCAGTGATCGGAACGGTGCCGACGACGACCGTAGCGGTGCCAGACAGGGGCAGCGTGCCACTACCCACCGCAGATACGGTGACGGCACCGGTAGCGCCCCCCTCAAGGGGCAAGGTGCCCGAAGCTGTGCCGGTGATTGGTGCGGTTGCCGTTGCCGTTCCCGTGAGCGGCAATGTGCCGCTGGCGATACCGGAATTAGCAACGGTGCCTGCGGCCGCACCTGTGAAATCCAGAACGCCACTGGCGGAACCAGAGATCCTGACAGTGCCAGTCGCAGACCCGGTGAAGTCGATCGTGCCGCTGGCGGTGCCGGTGATACCACCAACACCGCCCGACGGCGCAGGAATCAAATCATCCGCAAACCAGCCTTCCGGCAGCGCTTTACCGTCAAACCATGCCCTTGGCTCGAGCGTTGCGTTAAATGCGCCTTTCCGGGCCATGGGTCACTCCTCCGGCGGAGGATCGGGCAACGGCTCGTTTTGCGGTTCTGGCGGAGGCGGTGGTTGCCAGTCGCCATCGACATAAAACCAGCCCGGCCCGACACATTCAGGACACTCGATTTCATCAATCCCGGGCGGCAGGTGGTTCCAAGGCGTTTCGCCGTCCCACCGGCATGTATTCCACACCCAACCATCTGCGGCGCGTACTAATGCAAACTTCTTCACGCTCACCATGTCGCAATCCACCCGAAACCATTGCCGCCATTACCACCATTACCACCGACGCCGGGGTTCATGCCAACCCCACCACCACCACCACCGCCGCCGCCCTTGCCACCATTGCCGCCATTGGCACCCGCCGTCGATGCCGTGACAGTTGTGCCGCCACCGCCCCCACCTGTGCCGCCTACGATGCCGGTAGTGTCAATGCCGTTTGCGCCTGCCGTGGGCGATGCGCCGCTCGTGCCCGCCGCACCACCAAGCCCGCCCGCCGTAACGCCAACGCTATTGCCGGTGCCGCCGCCCGCTGTTGCGTTTACGATGTCCGGGACGCTGCTGTGACAACCACCAGAGCCGCCACCTGCGCCGCCAAACCGGGCATTGCCGCCCTGCGTTGTCAGCGGCACGGGAGTAGTGGCGTTCGACCCGCCCCCGCCCCCGCCGCCTTCCCACGAAGGGCCGAGAGTCGATGATGTGCTGCCTGAGTTTGGCTGTCCCGATGCTGCCGGGCCGGCTGCACCCCCAGATGAACCATGAATGCCAGCCCCGTTGCCGCCCGCTAGGTTCACGGCGCTGGTCGCTCCGCCCGCGCCACTAGAACCGCCGAGGGCAGTCAGGAGAATCATTGCGGGCGATCTGACAAAAGACGACCCGCCTGCGTTTGCACTGCCGCCTGCCGCCCCCGCAGCGCCGCCCACACCACCAGCACCGCCAAAACCGATGCCTACGCGCACTTGGTCCGGTAATTCATCGGTAAAGAATATTTGACTGATGCACAATCCGCCGCCGCCACCTGACCCGCCCTTTGCGACAACGGCTGTAGCCAGCGAGGCACCGCCTCCACCTCCCCCACCCGCGCCCCAAAGCCGGATCAAGGTCAGACCCGTGCGGGGACCAGTGGGTTTGCTCCAAGTCCCACCGGGCGCGTCAAAAGTCTGGATGTCTGCCGAAGGAAATGGCACGGATACTCGCCACCCGCCCTTCTCGGCAAACGTCAGCCCCGTCTGTGCAGGCACAGACCCGGCCCACAGATCAACCGCAGTCGTGCCGTCAGTGTGACGAATAACGATGTCTTGCGCCGCCGTGGCGTGGTCGTTGAACAGGCTCAGAAACTTGATCTTGCGCGTGGTTGATACACCCGGTGAAGCGACAACATCGGTCGTGGTGGCCGCCGATATGCTGGTATCGGTGCGCCCCGGCGCAACAGTCGTGCCGGACAGGTCCGTAAAGGTCGCGTGAACATGGACCGCGTTTGCGCTGGATGTGACGACTTGCAATTTGTCGGAGGTTGATGCCAGGTAGATCATGTCATCACCAAGAAATCACAACGCAGTAGCCATCACCACCGACGCCGCCCGCGCCGCCAAGGCCCGGATTGCTGCCACGGCCACCACCACCACCACCACCACCACCAAGGCCGCCCGCGCCGCCTGCCGCGCCGTCCGTAGATGCCTGCACAGTAGAACCGCCACCACCACCTCCGGCACCGCCGACAAGCCCGTTGCTTGGCGCACCTGCATCACCGGGCGTAGGTGCTGGACCAGAAAGGCCAGCCGCAGCGCCGGTTCCAACAGCCGATGCAGGCCCGCCGCCCGCAGTTGGGTTGGTCACTGCCGGAACGGCGCTCGTGCAGCCCCCACTCCCGCCACCGCCGCCGCCATATAGCGAGCCGCCGCCAACGTTTGATCCCGGAGTAGCCGCATTGGTAGACCCGCCCCCGCCCCCGCCGCCGTAGTGGCCGAAATAGTTGCTACCTGAGCCAGCAACCCCGTTGATGCCCTGAATATCAAAGCCCGGCCCCGCCACTGCTGGCTGACCGCCCGAACCGGTACTTACGCCGCTTGCCGACGATCCTGCGGAGTGACCGCCCCCGCCACCGCCCCCGCCAGTCGCAACCGCAGAGTTTTGTCCACCCCTTCCACCGCCTCCACCATAGCCAGTCAACAGCGCGCCAAATGTCGTATTGCCACCTACGCCGCCGTCACCACCTGAGCCACCCGCCGCTGCACCCGTCCCAGCGGCACCGCCCGCGCCAATGGTGACGCTCTCACTACTGGCGAGATCGCTCGCGCGGAAAATCCGTTCGACAAAACACCCGCCACCGCCACCGCCGCCGCCTTTGGTGGTTGTGGCAGTTGCAAGCGAAGACCCGCCGCCTCCGCCGCCACCCGCGCCCCAGACGCGAACAAGCGCAACTGACGGGTTAAAGCTGGTCGGCTTGTTCCACGTCCCGCTTGTGGAAAAGACCTGGATATTCGTGGGCCGCGAATTGCCCGTGACCGTCCATCCTTCGCCTTCGACGTAGACGATCCCGGACTGCGCGGGCAGCGAGAGCGAATACAGGTCAACCGTGGTTGTGCCATCGGTGTGCTGGATAACGATGTTGTTTGCATCCGTCGCGCCATTGTTCCAGATGTTCACGAACTGCACGGCCCGCGAAGTCGAAGCGCCGGGGCTTGCTACTATGTCAGTCGTCGTCGCGGTAGAGATAGCGGTATTGAACCGATCCACCGTCACCGTCCCGCTCGCCAGATCAGCAAAAGCCGCATGGACACGAATATCTCCCGACTGCCCGGTGACAACTCGGAGTTTGTCGGATGTGGAATTAAGTAGGATCATAAGCGTGCCTCTTCGTCGTGAAAGCTATTGCTATTAGGCACCGCCAGCAGTCAAGGTGAATGCTGTGATGGTCACTTGTTGATTTACAGCAATCGAGGTGTTGTCGATTGTCATATCACCGCCGCCACCAGTAGCAGTCACTGTCCCTTGGATATGACAGGTGGCGCCTTGATCAATACTGAAGTGCGCCGCTGTTCCCGTGGCATCTGCGGTCAAGTCCTGCCAGGTACCTGATATAGCCTTTGATCCGTTTGACGCAGCTGTCAGCCAGTCGGACGGGAGGACCAGTGTTACTAGTACCGTGCCTGCTCGAGTAGCCGCACAGTTGGCCGGGACAGATCCCGTGCGAATCGTTAGGGTCGGGGCCGTACCCGCTGCCGTTTCGATTGCGTCCAACGCAGCATTACGCGCCGTTGTCGAAAATTGAAAGGCCATGGAGGTCTCCTTTGTTCAGCGGCAAAGATCGCTGACTTAGCTTTCCAACCACGCCTCATCTGCCACCGTGGCCGGATCGTCGGCAGCAAACCGCCCACCGGACACCCGTGCTCGCTTGCGCTTGGTGGAGCCGGTCAGCCCCGACTGGGATGCCGTCAAGGGTTCGGCAGCAAGTTCCTGTGCCTCGGGGTCGGCTGCTGGTTGTTGTGGCTTTACGTCGTGGCCGTAGCCAATGGGGAAATTCATGGTGATAGATAGCAGAAAGGGCCCCGTAGGGCCCTAAGTGATCACAAGCCGCTTAATGGGTCACTCGGCGGGAACTAGGGCTACGGTGTTGGTGCCAACCGGCACAGCGGCGCCGTTGGTAACAGTGCCGGTCGCCGATGCGCTGGTGATGTTGGACTGAACGCTGGCGTACTTGAAGGTGGTGGAAGTCACCTCCGTAATGGTGAAGGTGCCATTCACCAGCGGGTTGGAGCAACCCACGGTCACAACCTCGCCGACCAGCATGGTGTGGGCGGCCGACAGGGTGATGGTCACCACGTTGGAAGCAAGCGCCACGTTGCTGATGTTCAGCGTGCCAGTGCCAGGGCGCACCCGGACCGCAGCCACCCGAACGTCACCAGTCACCGAACCGGCGACCTTGACGGCAGCACGGATTTGTTTGCCGCCGACAACGACCTCATTGATTGCGCCAGCGGTGGCGGTGACCACACCGATGTTGGCGTAGGCGGAGGCAGCGCTTAGGGCAGCGCCTTCGGCAACGTGAGCGGCCTGCAGGATGTAGCCGCCAGCAGAGTTACTGGAGCCACCGGAGGCGATAAGCTTCCAGGTATTCTGGGCTGCCAGGTTGGTAGTGAGCAACCGAGCGGCCCCGTTGCGGGTTTCGGCGGGACGGCCACGGGCGCCGGCTAGGACGCTGCCGACCAGTACGGTCGTTGCATCCAGTAGATAGCCCCTTCGGGGGGCCAGTCCTGTTGCGCGTGCCATGAATCAATTAGTCAGGGGATGGATGAATAAATAAGGCAATGATCAGGCGGTCATTGCGGCATTGGTGATGCCGTAAACGCGGGCAGCGCTGCGACCATTCATAATCGCAAGGCCTACAGACCATTCGATCCGGGTGCGATCCACTGGGGCATCGGATACTTCTCCGAATGCCTTTACGTCAACCCCATACCCACCAGCCGAATCGGGACCTTGGATGCCGGTGACCTGCTGATCGCCGTAGGCGACGCAGTAAACACTGGTGGTGCTGCCATCCTCGGTAAAACCTTGGATGGTCACGTTTTGGGCGTTGGTGTCAGTGACGACGATCCGAGTGTCGCCATAAGTGGTGACGAGCTTGCCAAACTCGTCTCGCGTGGTAGTCAGGAATCCACCGATAGTGGAATTACGACTAGCAGCGGTGAGGCGCCGACGCATCGACTTGCCCATGTGGACAACCTTGTTATCGCCATCCACGGCGTCAATCAGCTCATCCAGCAAGCCAAGCGAAAATGCACCGCTGGCGTTAAAGGCTTGAGAGCTGTCGGTGCCAATCCGCTTCCTGAGGCCATCAAAGCTGCGAGGATCAATCGACTCATCGCCGTTGAACATGTAATCCTCAAGCGTTAGCCGCATGGATCGCAGCTTCGCCTCGATTTGCTGAGCCCTTACCTGAGGGCCATTGTTTTTGATGAGGTGCATGTCCACATCAATGTCGCCGCCAAACGGCTTGAGGCGTTCGTACTCAGGATTGAGCACGCCATAGGTAGACTCGTAGGTTTCATTGATACCACGAAACCCAACACCGGGCAGCTCGGCTTCGGTGAGGTAGTCAATACCACCTTGCACATTGACAAAAGGTACGAGGCGGATTACCTCGCTTTCGGCAAGAGCGCGAATAACGGCCACCCGTTGTTGATTGGTATCAACTTTGGCGGCCTCCAGAAGTGTTAGTCCCATTGGGGGGAGGTTCGGGTGAAGGTCAAAGGGGTGGCATCACGCCGGGAAGACATTGCAGGGCGTCACGCCGAGCTGTTTGGATTGGGACCACCTCAGGCATCACGCCATCAGTCGATCCCTGTTGCTTGATGTTTCCCAGGCCCCTAAGCCGTCAGCGGGGATTAACTAAAAAGCCTCCGCAATCGCCGCGCTTACAGGCATGGCCATCAGGTCTTTGCCACTGACAACACGGCCATCACGCCCGGTACGTGCCCCGCCACCGCTGCCCATGGCGGGCTCGAAGTTGCGCCCCCAGACGGGATCGGATTGCAGCCGCCGGAACCACTTGACGGGCTCAAAGCGCTTGCCGGTTTCCGGGTCAATCTCTGGGCTTCCATTGGCATCGACAACCACAAGTGCACCGTCTTCATTGCGGAACTGAGGGCCAAAGCGGCCCCAGACCGAATCAAAGGGGGTGCTGCGGTCGATTTCGGATACCTCCGTGGATCCCTTGGCGAGGACAAAGGCCTTCTCGGCTAGCTGCCGTACCAGCTCGCGCTGGCGGG